GCGCTTACCGTCGCCTTGGATGAGCCGCGCTTAAGAGGCATTGTCGCCGTCCCCCATGCGCAAAAGCTGAAGCTTAGCCCGCTCCAACAGCCACACCACTTCCGCGCCGTTGGCTTCGGATGACGCGAAGTACTCTTCGCCATCATGCGTGTAGCCAATGATGACCACATCGCTCAGCTTACCAAGGGCGGCTTCCAGCACGCGCTCGGGGTTAAGCGATAGGCGGGTGACGATGGGGGCGTCGATGACGTTGGTCATTCTGTTGGCTCCATCCAGTAAGCGCCAAGCGCGCTGCGGGCCTCAGCCTCATCCGCAAAGCGCAGAAACACCGTTTCAGCCCCGGCAAACACTCTGCGCGGGAGCGTAGGCGTCACCACGTAGGGTGCAAGCTCTGCGGTGTAGACCTGGGACGCGACGTTGACGTGATAGCCGGGCTCGTAGCCGACCACGGACCGATAGGTATTGCCCTCGTCATCCGTAATCTCGTCGCCGTAAATTGGAATCGGCACTGGGCCATCGAGGAGGGAGGCATTCCAAATCACTGGCGTCTCCATACCTGAACAAGCAACGTTCCAGAAGAAAGGTTGAGTGTTCCTCCGGTGCGATTTGCAAATTTGCAACTGACCGTGTCTGCGGCGGATACCCAAGCCGTCAAATCTATGCCTTGCAAGTCTTGAGTGAAACTTACTTCCACAAACTGACCTACACTTGCACCTGTAACGGTAATGGTAGTTGTGTCTGTATCGCCGTCATTCAAACTCGGCGGATCGTAAGTTTTGCTCCCTGGTAAAAAATTTGCCGCCCAGCGAGACACCAATACGTCTCGACCGCTGGCAACAGCAGCCGGTAAAGCGTCCGCCAAAGTCAGCGTTGACCCGGCAATGCCGCTCACAGTCGTATAGTGATACCGGCGAAGACCCGTTGCAATGGTCGTGTCCAATTCAACGCCAATGGTGTCACCCTGCGCGATACCTGTGACCGTCGTCACGTCTATTGTTGTGGCGGCGCTGAGTGCTGCGGCGGAAGTGGTTGTTTTGAGGAAAAACTGATTGTCGTAAACTTGCGCGCCTGTGCTGTTAATTGCTCTGTGCAGCCGAGTTCCGGCAGGAAGAAACACTTGCGTTGGTGTTGCGTGCGTAAGCAACTCTGTAGTCGTGCGTGGCTGCCCGGCAAACAATGACAGCGGGGCTCCAAACGTCACATCAAAAGCGATGTCTTCCGCGATACCGTTGTTCGACCATCGTGCGGAACCAATGTAAAACGAATGCACATCTTCATGCAACCACACCCAACGCCCAACCCCTTCGTAAATAGTCACTGAACCTCTTGTAATGCTGCGATAGTTTTCGGCAACTACGTAGTATGGAGACGTGCCGGACAAGACGTTTCCGCTCGCGTCATAACACACGATGGCAAATTCTTGCCGCTTATGCAGATATAAAAAGGTTGTCGTGTTCGTGCCTTTTTCGTAACGCACACCAAAGCTTGATCCAGTCGTCCCAAAAACAATCTGACCATTTTGCGCGTTACAAATCCCGTTGCTGCCAAATCCAGTTGTTAGAAATTGAACCGGAACGCCATAATCTGCATCGTACAGAATGCGATCAGGCATATAGGCTCGACTGGCGGCTTGATACACGATAGGCTTTGCCGGCATGATAACTTGCGGAAATGCAATAGTGTTTTGCGCTTGTGGTCTGATCGCTTTGTTAAGCAGCCGAATGTTGCTATTTGTGCCTGTTGGCGCGGCGACGCGAAGCGCTCCTTGTGTCGCTGCTTCGCTGGCGACGGACCCCACAAGTTCAACACTAACGCCAAGCCTGCCAGATGTTTCCGTAACAATGTTTATTGCAAGAGGACTATTGCCGCCCCACGAACCATATGTCTCGTAGCGCGCATTGGTAAATTCAATCGTGTTAATGTTCCATGTTGTGTTTAAACTCGCATGGACGAACACCGCTTGTGTTGCGAGATCCCAAGATCCGTAGCCAACGCCAATTTCTGCATTATCAACCTGAATGTCCGACACCAACCCAGACCCGGCTAAAGTAAGCTTAAACGTGCCTTGGTTGGCGACAATGTTGCCAGTGCCTAAATAGTAACCGCCGCCGATAAACTGGTTTTTGACTGCGTAGCTATTGCCCGCCATATCAAAATGGACATGCGAAGTGTTGTTATACAGTTTGATGATGTTGAACTCATTGCCAACCCAAACTCGGTTAGCGCTGGCCCCGTCGAAATAAACGCCTTCATTAAAGCCGCGCGCGTAAAGCCAGAGCTTGCATTCGCTCATCGAGCGTAAAACAATGCCGCGGTTGCCCGCTGTGGTGGATTTGTCATTGGGCGCGTTGCGAACGGCAAGCCATATATAAGCATTGATGAGGTCGGCGCTTGCGCTTCCCCTGCCTATAATTACAGCAGCATTGTTTGTAAAATCTCCTCGAATTTCTGCGCCGCGTCCGTCAATAACTTTGATGTCAGTAAAATCTAGCGTATTGCTGACGAGGTAAAACGTGCTAACCGGAGGGATGAACAACCCGAAGCCGTTTGCCCTGGCCGCTGTTGCGGCGGCATTAAGCGCCGTTGTGTCATCCGTCACGCCGTCGCCTTTCGCGCCGTAATCAATGACGCTGTAAAGCTTGTTTAGCTTAACGACATTATCAAAGGCCTTGCTGGTCATGTCGTGATCGCCTGTAACTGTGCGTCAGTAAGTGCGAGAGGGATGACTGCGGCGCGGCGAAGGTAGCCATCAAGCTCTTCCCCGGTTGTAACTCCCACACCAAATCTAGCGGTCGTGGCGGTCGCGGGAAGCGCCGCGCTTGTGTCTTGAGTGCCTTGCGTGCCGTTGCGATACACGCGCACGTCATCCAATTTCGTGCGACCCGCGGTCTTGTACACCACACCTGGCGATATAGCCCCACTAACTGCCATAGTGGCAACATTGCTGCCAGATGTCGAAACTCGATATGTGACCTGGTTTGTATTTAAGTAAAGCGATGATCGATTGCTGACACTGCCGCCGTCAATCTGGAAAATTCGATTGTTTACGCTGCCCGTTAACACATCCTGAGAAAACTCGCCGTAAATACTGGCCGAATATGCCGTTGTTTGTGCAGCCGTCACCTCATCCGCCGCCCGCGTCGCGCTAGACCCCGCCGTAACAATCGGGCTGGTTGGAAACGCGCCATCTTCAAGCTGAGCGAAATCCACTGCTACCGCGTCTGTATCTGTCACCAGCCGAACACCCACAGTCGGATTAGCCAGCGTTTGCGTTGCGCCGACCCGCGTATAAGCTGACGTGACCGTCACCGCCGTCCATGTTGACCCGTTGTCAAGCGTAACCTCAACCGTGCCGGTGCCCGTAATGCGCTTAATCCACACGCTAAAATAACGCGCCTTGCTGGCGTCCGTCACAGCTTGCAACACTGTGCCGTTTCCCGCCGTCGCCGTCAGGCTGCACGCGGTGTTAGCCAGCCCATCAATGCCGACTTGGTTGCGTGCCACCGTGATATTAGTCGCCGTCCATGCGGCCTGCGTCAGGTCGCGGCTATGCAGCGCGCGGTTCGTGCGTGCGCCTTCAACTAACAGCCCGCGATCCGTGCGCCGCAACGCGCCAGACGCAAAATTAACCCAAATGCCATCTTCACGTTGCGCATAGCCCTCAGACGCGCGCGTGACCGTCAGCCCCGCGTTCGTCGTCACCACGCCAGCGCGCATGTATGAGTTATCGACGAAATCCCAAGCGTCGGTCGCGCCGAAGCGCTCCAAGGTGCGCAGCGTTTGCGACCCCGGCGTGAGCCATCCCCGTTTGGCCCACAGTAAACTCACGGCTGCACGACCAGCGTGAGCGTGCGCGCTGCGGCCTGGTTGACTGGCGTGCCGGCTGTGCCTGACCGGATCTTTAGGAACCGCACGCCTACCCAATCGCCAATGGCTTGCGCCAAGTAGCGAGAGGCGGCGACTGTTAACGCACGTTCAGTCGCGCCATCGTACAGGTCGTCATAGGTGACGCCATCCACGCTGGCTTGAAAGGTTAGCGAGGCGGCGGTCCAGCTTGAGGGCATGTCAATGGCGACCAGCTTGCGCCCGCCGAGATCTACAGCGCCGGACAGACTGCCGCCGTTTTCGATCGTGGCTGTGAGCGTCTCAAGCGCTTGTGAAACGACGGGCGCACCCATGGTTTATTTCCCCTTGCGAGATGGCGCGGGCCTGCGAGGCGTGCGCGGGGGCGTCATTCTTCCGCCTTTGCCAGCGGGCTTGGCGCCGTAGGGTTTCATTCCAGGCATGTTAGGTTCCTCCATAGCCGCTAAAAAGGTTGATGAGATCGGTAGCGGCGTTCTTCTCATCAGTCTTGACCGTGCCAAGCTTAGCCGCTGCATCGGCCTGCATCTGCGCGGCCTGCATCTGTTGGGCTTGGGCTTGGGCCTGGGCGCGTTGCTGGCGGATGATAGCCACGTTCTCGGATGCAACGATAATGTCAGGATCGACGCCAAGCATGTCGCTGTAGCTGTCAGCCCACTTGTCCACGTCAATCTTGTCGATCACCTCAGGGCGCATCTGGGCCACCGCGCCAAGGGCGCCAACGAAGCGATCAACGCCATTGACGCCGATCGCCCGTTGCGCTTGAGCAAGCATGGACACGAACTCCACGTCAAGCTCCACGCCCTGCAACGCTTCAGGCGGCGGCGGAATAAGATCGGCCTGCACCATGCGGGTGAAGGTCTCGTCGATCAGGGGCTTGAGTAGCTCATTGTGCAGGCGCTCAAGCACGGGGCCTAGCATGAGAAGCTTTTCTTCGTGCCGCTCGGCCACCTCAGTGGCAGTCATGCGGCCTGGAACGGTTGAGGCCAGCATGAGGAAGAGATCGGCGTAGAACGCGCCACGGATGCGCTCGCGCACGTCTTGGATGTCGAAGAGCAAATGCTGGAGATCCAGCTGCACATTGAACAGCGTGGACACCGCGTTCTGCGCGCCGGGCGCATCGACATAGGTTACGCCGCCAGGCAAGTAATCCAGGTCGCGCCCTTTCATGCCAGCGGGCACCTGCAGCGGCGGCTTGGTCTGATAGTCAATGGCGTTGGCCTTGCGCAGCTGCTCGTGCTGGAGTTGCTTAATGTCGCCAAGGGCTTCCATGCCGGGGCTGTTGCCGTACACATCACCGGGCATTTTGTGCCAGCGCGGAGCGAGGCCGGGGAAGCGATCATAGCCGCTCTCGCGCAACACCTTGTCGCCTGCGTCCTCGCGGCCAGGCTCGAAGTAAACGCTGCGCCATGGCTTGTTCTTGCCATCAGCCTTGCGTGCATCGCGGTCAGAGCGGGGCTCTATGCCGTGGATGATCGGCACCCACGCATCGAGATTGCCTGAGTTGTAAAGCGCCTGCGTGGTGCGTGAGCACTGATCATACCCAAACTCAGCAACCAACTCGGCAACGGTCTTCTCGAACTCGCGGTAAATCGTGTTGACGTTGCCGCGATAATCCGTGGCCAAGGCGAACTCGCCGACGGGGCTTTGGTAATGGTGGATGAGGGCGTCATAATCATCCATGATGACGGACGCCGACGTGCCGAATGCACCAAGCTCTTCGTAGCAGGCATGGAGCATGAGGTAGGTGTTGCTGCGAGCGAACACGTTCAGCATGCGCCCTTGCGTCTCGGCCAGCCATGCCTTGACCGGCGCATAGTCCATCAGGTCTTCATCGGGCAAAGCCAGCCTGAACCATGGCCGCGCAGGCGACGTCATGCCGCTCATCATGCCGGCTGACAAGATGCGCAAGGAACGCGAAGCTGTGCTGTCGAAGATGGCGTTGTGCTTCTTCGTGCCTTTATTTCTGTCGCTCTTGTAGAACCGCGTCGAACGAGGAAGCAGATAGTCCGACAGCTCGCGCCAATGGGCGATCCAGCTGGACCGCTCGGTCTGAAGCGCCGTCCAGCGGCGCAGCATGTCGGTTTTGGGGATCATGATCCTAACAAACTCGTGCGGCCCAACATGCCGCTCGATGTAGGCGCACCCATTGTGCCGGTAAGGAATGTGCCGCCAACTCCACCGCCGCTCATGGCGCGATTGCGTGCGGCCAACGCTGCGATGTTGGGGCGCTTCTGATTTGCGCGGTTGAACTCACGCTCGGCTTGACGCTGTTGCATCTCGGCTTGCATGGTAGCCTGATCGGCGGCCCTGCGTTGAGCACGTTGCGCTTGACGCCCTTGCGCAACGGTTGCGCCAGCGGTAGCGACAGCGGCGGCGGCTGCAATAGCTTGGACCATTAAAGCACCTGATAGTGGATAGTTTCAAACGGCTCGTAGCCCAGCTTTGGGAGCATCCGATCAAGGGTTGTCCCCGGCTTAGCGTGCCACAGCATCATCTTGACACCTCGCTCTTTGGCGGCCCGCTCAGTCGCCGTAATCAGCCTCATACCGGTCATGCCGCGCCGGTGTGACTTGCGCACAAAAAGCAAGTCATTCTGGCACATCAAGAGGTCGCCATAGTGCAAATTGGTGCACACAATGTTAACGCTGTAGCCGACGAGGGTTTCGGCGCCAGCATCGACATGAGTGTCAAACATGCCAATCGCAAAGAGGTTTCCCGCCGCCTCAAGCGTTTGATAGCGCTCGACGTCAGGCTTGAGCAACATGATGTCCGGCACAGTCGCCAGCTCGGCATAGTGCTCTTCAAGCAGCGGCCAGGCGCGGTCGATCCACTCGCTGGCGATGATCTCGCGCGGGATCGCCATCAGACCATATCCAAGGGGTTGTACTCACCACGCGATCGGGGCCGGGCCAACTCATCGCGCTGGCGCTCAAAGCGTGTTCTAGCCGCCACTGGCGCGGCGAAGGTCAGGGCCAAGGCGTCGCCAAGGTCGGGCGAGGGAAGCCCGCGCGCCTTGAGGTCATCCTTGCTCTCGAGCACACGCTTGCCCGTCTGCGTGAAGGCGTAAGTCGGTGCGGCCAAGTCTTGCTTAAGCGCCACGTCATCAGGGATCGCGCCGCCCAACTTGATCCACTCAGCCAGCCCGCACCACATCTCGGTGCGTTTGTCCTTGTACGCTTCGTCAATAGGGCGTCCGCCGAACCAGACTTCGGTGACTTCATGCTTAAGCTGACGCAGGCGATCGATCACGCCAGAGCCATTGCCTGCGTCCACGAACACCGCGTCCGGTTGCCACTCGGCGATCTTGGCCGCAACACGCGAGGCCAGGTCCATGTTGTCCACGCCACGCAGGACGATAGGCGGAAAAGCCACCATGCCTTGACGCGGGAAGATGACCGATCGATCATCGCCAAAGCGCGCAGGGTCAACGCCGAGAATGCGCGGCGCCCATTGATACTCTGTGATTGCGTAATGCCGTTGCGTCGCGGCCTGGACGTCAGACAAGCTGATCAGCTGATCTTCGCCCGCCGCGCTGAAGTCGCACAGATACTCGCGGCTGAATGATGTCTCGCTCATGTCGCGGCGCAAGCGTGCGATCTCATCGGTATCAAGGGCGTCGGTGTCATAGACCGTATAAAGCGCCGAGGCCCAATCAGGCAGGGTCTTAGCGCGAAAGAAAAGCTCGCTGAAGAGGTTGACGCCCGAAGGCGTACCGATGAACAACGCCCAGCCTTTGCGGTCTGACAGCGCCGGCTGGATGATGTCCTGCCACACCTCAGGCTTGATCTGCGCCACCTCATCGATAACGACGCCGTCAAGGCGCACGCCACGCAAGGCGTCTGGGTTGTCGCCGCCAAAGATGCGGATCACTGCGCCATTGTGAGCCAGCTTGATTGACAGTTCGCTCTCGTTCACCGCCACAGCGTTGACGTTCAGGAGCGGGGCCAGCCGCTGTTTAAGCCGCGCCCAAGCGATGGTCTTGGCCTGCTTCAGGAAAGGCGCGAGGTAAACGTAATAAGCCAGGTCCGCGGTAGTCTTAAGCGCCGCGTCGATTAGCTCCATCAACGCAAGCTCGGTCTTCCCGGCTCGACGGTGAAGCGCCAGCACGCGGAACCGCGCCTTGCGCTTGTGAGCTTGCACTTGCCATTCGCGGGGGTAGTAGGCGAGGCTAATCTGTTTCTGAGGCATGCGGGACGCCTGTTGATACCATCAGGTAAATAGCCCCACCGTTCTCGCCGCTAACCACTTGCGTAGCTTTGCCAAACGCGCGGTCGTACACCTCTTTGACGGCTCCAAGGGCGACGGCTTCATTCTCTGATCGAAGCAATTGCCCAAGACGCTTAGTCGCTTCTGGCTCCATAGTGCGCGCAATGGCTTTCAAGTCCACGGTCGCCTTATTTA